CGAATGGAGATAAGGTTATAACTATGAATAGCCAAGTCTTTGACTTGCTAGTAAATCATCTATATGATGCTGCGAAGTTACAGGCAAATGAAGGTCATAAAGCTACTTCTGAGGATACTAAAGAGCTTTGGAGTGCTTTAATGGATAAAGAAAAGGAGAGTATGTAATGAAGTATCACGGATATATTATTAAAAAGGTGGCTACGGACTTGGGGGAGTCCGACCCACGACTGAACTTTACCTATGAGATATACAAAGATGGAGAGTGGAAGGACAATGCTTTGACTTTAAGCTCTGCCAAAGAGTATATTGACTATGGTGAAGATGATAATTACTTATAATAAAGGAGGAAAAAATGAAAAAGTTTGAAGTAGGCAAAAGATATTCAATGTTTAGTCCGTGTGATATGAACTGCACTTGGGAGTATGAAGTAATAAAGCGAACTGCTAAAATGATAACCTTAAAACCGATAGAAGATGATAGGCTACTGCCTGAGAATAGGGAGAAGATACGAAGGGTAAAGATATTGACCGATTGTGGCTGTGATGAAGAATGTGCTAGACCACTGGGCCGATACTCTATGTCCCCACTGCTCTGTGCTCATAGCGAATTTTAGATAAACTTAAAGGAAAGGAGATGCGATATGAATAATGTGTTTGAAAAAGCCCTGATGATAGCTATTCAAGCTCATTCTGGACAAACTGACAAGCAGGGGAAACCTTATATCCTCCACCCTCTTGCTGTCGCCTCCCAGCTGGATAGTCTAGAACTAAAGACTATCGCTCTCCTCCACGATACAATAGAGGATAGCTGGGTAACTAAAGAGTTCTTGCTGGAGAATGGGATACCAGAGGAACTGGTGGAGGTTATAGCACTTTTAACTAAGCCCAAAGATATGCCCTATGAGGACTATCTGAGGCGAGTAAAGACAAACCCGATGGCTCTGGCTGTAAAGAAGGCTGATTTAGCTCATAATACTAGCCCTGAGAGGGCTGAAGGTCTGAATGACCACCGTAGAGCTAAGTATGAGCTGGCTAAGAGGATACTATCGGAGTAAAACTAAGCCCCTCTTCGGGGGGGCATAACCTAAAAGGAGAAATATGAGTAGCTTTGAAGATAGATGGGGAAACTTGACCGTAAAGGAGGCTCTGGAACTGAATAAGGCTGCACTAGAGACCTGTGCTATGGAGGCCACCTCCGAATGTGGTATAATAGAGTAGGGGGAGTTCTTTAAGTGTTGCAACCTAGCAATGCACTTATGTTTTATGTCAATCCAGAAGGCCACCATTGAACTGGTGGTTTTTTGGTGGTATAATAACTTTATGAAAACTCTAAAGCCAATATCTATAATGTTCTATGAAGATGACCTCCCTGAGCTGAGGGAGATTAGGTGTGTCCATTGTAGCCGAATGCTATGTAAAATAAATGCTGATGTAAAATCTATAGTCTTTGGCGATGGCTTTGACCCTGAGCAACATCACGAGCTAGTGTCTGGTATGAAGGTGATGGAGCATAAATGTAGAGGGTGCGACTGCGTGTATAAGTTCTTATTCCAGAAATAGGCTCTAAACTTGAATATAAAAAATCTTATTCCAACTTTACCCCAGTTATGATAAGGTATAGCCTTTTTTTTGATATTGCGATATAATAATATCTAAGGAGACTTTAACTATGGATAATAACTTTGAACACCCTGAAGAGACTGGCTTGGTAAATGAACTACCTGTGCTGGCTCTTGATGTTCCTGATAAGGAGCTCATTGAAAACTTTAAGAGATGGGAGAATGATGCCAAAGAATACTGGAATGACCCTAAGGGATATGACTTGGAGCGTAGGCGAAAGAAGAATATGCGATACTGGAAGGGTATTCAGATAGATGAGGATAAATTATACTCATATCAGATACCTTATATCCAGAATGAGCTATTTATTGCTACCGAGACCATCACTGCTTATACGACCAGTAGCGACCCTTCCGCAGAGGTTTTGCCTGAAGATGATACTACTCAGTCTAAGGTAATGGCCGAAAGCTTGGAGTGGGGTCTGAATGTCCATAGTGAGAAGTTTAAGCTTGGGGAGAAAATAAACAAAATTGAACGAAGTATGTATTTGAAATATGTAGGTGTAATAAAACTATACTGGGACGAAGTTGCTCAAGATGTGGTGCCGAGAGTGGTAGAGCCTGAAAATATAGTAGTAGATAAGTCCTGTAGAATGGGAGAAAACCCTCTATTTGTATGCGAAACCTGCACTGCTACAGTCCAGCAAATCTTTAACCTCTTCCCTGAGAAAAAAGATGCCTTTATGAAGGAGATAGGTAGAGTTCGCTCTAGCTCTAAGCTTGAGAGTTCTGTCTATGCCTATAAGGAAGTATGGTTTACCGAAGTTACTGATGAGGGGGAGACCGAATGTGTAGCTTGGTATATTGGTAACTTACTACTAGGTAAGTCTAAGAACCCTAATTACTTGTATGATGGAGATGGGGTCCAATTAACTAACTTCCTACCTCGCCCTATGAAACCATATATCTTCTTTAACTATATGAACTCTGGGGCTCATATGATAGATGAGACCAGCCCATTTGAGCAAGCTATTCCTCTACAAGATGCTCTAAATAAACGAGGCCGACAGATTATGGAGAATGCTGATACTGCTAACTCTATCCTAGTCTTTAAGTCTGGCTCTATATCTTCTGATGAGGCTGAGAATATCACGAGAGACCCTAACCAGATACTATTGCTGCAAACCCAGAATGACCAGCCTGTGAATAGTGCTTTTGGTGAGATTACTCCTCACCTCCTGCCGAACTATGTGCTAAATGATAAGCAAGATATTAAGAATGCTATTCACGAAATTATGGGAACTCCAAGCCAGTTTAGGGGGGCTCAGGACCGTGGGGGTGCTAATACCTTAGGTGAGGCTAGAATGATGAAGGAGCAAGCTGGAGGCCGACAGGACGAGATTATACGATGTCTGGAGCGAGGGCTTGATGAGTATTATAAGTTACTAACTCAGATGATGAAGGTATGGTATAAAGATGCTAAGAAGTTCGCTTGCCGAGATAATGATGGTAAGTTCGTATTCGTAGAGCTTAGCCGAGAGAAGATACCTGATGTGGCTTGGGTGAAGGTAGAACACGGGACTACCCAGAAGAAGGATAAGGCTAGAGAAGAAGAGATAGCTATGCAGTTAGCCCAGCTTGGCTTAATTGACCCTTATAACCTATTTAAGGACTTGGGTATGAAGAATGCCGACCAGAGATATGATACTTTGGTGAAGTTTAAGATGTCTCCTGATGCCTTGACTACTGAGATTAGAGCTGAGATGCAGAACCGACAAGCTTATATTGACTTCGCCTGTATTATGAATGGTGAAGATGTGAAGGGACACGATGATGTAGATGCTGAGCATATTCTAGCTCACCGAACCCAGATTACGACGGATAAGTTCTTATATGCCGACCCTGAGAGACAGAAGGCTATGGTAGCTCATATCCAAGAGGAAGTCTATCTATTATCGCAGAGGGTAAAGCTACAAGAGGCTAGTATGCAGGGCTTACTACTTGACCCTAATGCTCCGATAACTCCTGAAGTCCCTGAAGTAGCACAGCCTACACCTATGGCTGGAGACCCTAATGCTATGCCTCCTGAGGCTGGTGGAATGCCACCTATGGGAGGACAGCCTCCTATGCCACAGCCTGCTGGTGGTATGATGGGAGCTGGTAGCCCAGGAGAGATGCTGATGAACCAGCAAATGCCTGAACCTGCCCCTGCCCCTGCCCCTGCTGGTAGTGCTTTGAATGGACTTTTAGGATAATGTGCGATATAATATAAGTATTAACAATTTAACCATAAGGAGACTACAGTCGTATGGAAGATGACTTATCTGATGTTGGCTTGAATGCTCTAGAGGCACTAGAGGCTCAAGACCAGCAAGAACAAGAAAACTCTGACCCTGATACTGGGGAAGATGAGAAGGACACCAGCGAAACTGGAGGGCAGGATACTGACCCAGAGGATACTGGTGAAGAGACTAATGAAACCAATAACGACAGCGAAGATGCTGGCGAAGATGGGGGAGATGGAGAAGGCTCTTCTGAGAAAGAGGATAGCTCTGATGATGACACCGACAAAAAAGATAAAAATGAAGAGATGTCTGATGAAGAGTTTGAAGAACTAGCTAAGAAGAGGGGATATGAAAAGTCTAAGTCTGAAGAAGAGACTAAGGCTGAAGGTGAGAGGGCTGCAACTATGGAGAAGTTGCTGGCTAAGCCGAAAGAAATAGATGAAGAGGTATGGAGCGAACTACCAGAAGAGAATAAGATTATCTATAATGCTCTTCCTTATTTAGTGGCTGAAGGTAAAAAGGGGACAGTCCAAGTAAAAACCCCTGACCAGCTCCCTGATGATTTTGAGTTTAAGAGCGAAAAGGCTATGATGAAGTTCCAGAATGACCTACAGGCTCAAGAGGGTAGGGCTACTCAAATGAAGAATGCTCTTGATGCTCGTGCTGAGAGAGAGCAGAAGGCTACTGCTGATAGGGCTGAGGCTCAAAGAGTAATTGGAGAAATAGATAAGCTCCAAAAGAGTGGTGATTTACCTACACCTAAAGCTAAAGCTGGGACTAAAGAGTTTGATGATGACCCTGCTGTGGTAACTATTAACAAAGTCTTGAACTATAGGGCTATGAAGGCTCAGCAAGGGACTAATTTATCAGTAAGAGATAGCTTACTACTTTATAAGGCTGAACACCCCGAAGAGTTTGTGAAAAAAGAGGCTAAGGGGGATATAGAGCGAAGGAATATAGCTAAAAAGGTAGCTGGCAACTCTAAAGCGACCTCATCTGCCGTGAATGGAGATGATGGGAATAAACCACACTATTATAAAACTGGTATGAGCACCGAAGATGTGCTTGATGCTGTTCTAAATGATATGGACTAATAAAGGAGATAAAAAACTATGGCTAATAATGATAATAAAGACTTTGAGGCTCAGCTCCTCTCTGGTAGCACTCCAGCTAGTGCTGATGGGTCTAAGAAGTTGATGGTAGATATTCTACACGAAAAGTTTGGAGCTGATGCTCTGGTGAAGATTAAGAACTTTACGAAGAATAAGACTGGGTGGGTCTATTCTGATAGAACTCCTGTAGAGAATGGAGGCACTTTTAGGATAGAGCAACCTAACGAATTTACTAGAAGGGTATGGCAAGGAGAGCAGAAGGTCCGTGTCCTTGAGCCAGGCAAGACCGTAATTGTCCCAGGCTGGGAGGCTTATGTAGGTTTAGTTCGCTTTTATAAGCAATATGTATCTGAGACCTATCCTAATGAGTTTGGCGTGATGCTTAACTCTCCTAAAGCCCAAGAGGAGTTTATTAACAAAGCCTTCTTAGGCGTGTATGACCCTAATGAGCCTGAAGAAAAAGTAGATGTAAAAGCCGAAGTAGAGAGCGACTTGGGGCTGGTAGATGAAAAGCCAAAGACTAAATAGCTTACTAGAGCCTAAAAAGAACGAGCTGGCTGAACTCCAGAGACTTCTGAAAACTACTCAGAGCCAGATAGACAATGCTGTGGAGCAGGGTAATAATGCCCTGCTCTCTCTATCTGATGAGTTTGAAGAACTGGCTGAGAAAAAGAGACAGCTCCTGAGGGATATAGATGACCTAGAAGAGCGATATAATAAACTAAAGGATAAATTAAGCTATGCCGAGAATACTTATGGCAAGTATCTGGCAACTATAAAGGAGAACGAGAATGAAAAACCTAGAGAAAAGTAAGTTTAAGTATTTATGGAGGGCGAACTTTATTAAAAAGACTATAACCCAGCACCCTGAGGATAAATACTCTGGGCATAACCCTGATGCTGAGTATAACCCTTCTAGTTTTAGGGACTTCCAGAACTACTTTGATGGACACTCTGGGGAGCTTATAAGCTTTGAGCTGGTGGGTAAAGATAAAACCTATACCGTAGATTTAACTAGGCCGTGGTGTCCTGTTATCTATTGTGATGAAGAAGGTAGGTGGGGGAATAATAAGCATACTTTATTACACCGAGAGAAACGACCTCTGCGAGATGTGAGGATAATTTACTATAGAAATATGGAGGCTACGATAGTAGATGGTGTATTCGGTGAGCCACGAGTTGTGGGCTATGTCTTAGGCTATCAAGGTCTAGATGGGAATGGAAATAGTCGCAAAAAAATGATAACCGTGATATAATAGTAGCGTAAAGCTTTATTATAATTATAATTAAAGGAGAAAATAATTATGGCTGCAACCACTACTTGGTATGAACAGAATGGGTCTGCCACTGGCACTCCAGCTCACGGAACTGAAAGCACTATCTCTTCCTGCGACTGGAAGAGTGTAGATGATAGCACAACTTCTAGAGCATCTGCTCCTGTGCTTGCTGGTTCTAACTCTTATAACAAATTTATCTATCTTAAGTTCTCTGGGACTTTTAACCAAATCTCTGCTGTGAAGTTCGCCCACACTGCTGGGACTTTGGGGACTGGAATTAGCTTAAAGGGCAAGATTAGCTCTACTTATACTACCCCTTCTACATCTGCTCTTGCTAGTGCTACTGATATTACAAGCACTACTGCTATTGGCTCTGGTTCTAGTGTATTGCTAGGGACGAGTGGTCCGAATGATACCTCTCCTGCTGCATCACAGACTTCCCAATGTTATACTCAATATATTATTACCCAAGTCCAGACTACTGCTAGTGCTAATGCTGGTGATAGTGGCTCTGTAACTCTAACAGTCCAGTATAACGAGAACTAGGAGGTGTCCTATGGCATCTACCTATTCTGAGCTAACTTATTTAGAATATACTGGAGCTGTAGATAACTCTGGTAATGGGGTGAAGGCTAGGTTTGATTTTCAGGGTGTAGATAGAGGAGCACAATTTATAGCTAATGCTACTTGGTCTGTATCTATGAGTAATACTGATGGGCCAATGTGTATCTTGATGGCTAATAACCAAGAGGTGTCTGGGGTTACTGCTAAAATACTAACTTCTGTATATGAGAGCCAAGTTGCCTCTGGAACTCTTGAGATGTATCCTCTGACTGCTGGCACTACCTATAGGCTACAAGCTTATACTGAAGGTGGAACTCCTGAAGTAGATTTAACATTTACCCCAGAGCTGAATAATAACCCTAGAGCTAAAGATTTAGCCTCTGGAACTCTTGCCGAAAGTATATCTGCCTCTACCACTAATTTGCTGGTATATGTAGGAGATGGCTCTGCCTCTACTATAAAAGCTGTATGGCCAGATACTCCGTTTTATGTTACTCTGATGCCAGCCTCACCTAGTGCTGGGGTTCCGAATAGCTTGGATAGTGAGATAGTAAAAGTAACTGCTGTGGGGAATGACCAGTTGGGGAATACTGCTCTAACCGTTACGAGAGCTCAGAGAGGAACTACTGGAAAAGCCTTTACTGCTGGGGCAATTGTCACTAATGCTGTGTATGCTGGAGACGCTGTTCTTTTATCCGAAGAAGAGACTTCTGAGACTGAAACCCCGTGGATAGGGACCGAAGATATTAAAGATGATGCTGTTACATCTGATAAAGCTGATTTGTCAGTATTAACCTCTACTAGCTCTAGTATAACCTTGTCTGCTGGTGTATGGTTGGTAACTCATAAGCTGTCTGTTGGCCAAAAAAATATATCTAACGCTGTGGTGCTAATTTATACTATAAATGGGTTCCCAAATCAGACCACAATTGCTGGTAAGTGTGATAGCCAAAATCTTTGGCAAACCTCCTGTGAGACATCTATAATAACCTTAGATACTACTACACAAATAAAACGCACTAATTCTACAGCCACTAATGTTGAAACACGAGATGAGGCTTGGACTGCTGTAAGGGTGAAGTAATAAATTCGTGGCTAACTTGATACTTCTACTCTTCTGCGATATAATTAAAGTATAAACTTTAAGAAAGGGTCTCTATTACTAAGGAGGAATATGGCTGTTTATAAAAAACTACTCAAGAACCGAAAAGGGGACACCATTATCCCAGTTACAGACTTGGCGGAAAATTACTCCTTAGATGAAGTAAATACTGGGAAGAAATGGGTAGATGGTAAACCTATTTATAGAAAATGCTATACAGGCACAATAAATATTACTGCTAATACAAGAGTGAACAAAGACCTTGAGACAAATTCTGATATTGAAAATATTATAAATGTAGGCGGTTATATGGGATATAGTTCAGGAACGCCAAAAGGAAGAAATACAGTCCCATCTGCCGAATGTAATAATTCTGGAGTTATGACTAATTTTATTACGGTCTATGTTGTGGCTGCAGATAATACCTTGAGGCTGACAAGATTTTCGAATGTCGATAGAGGCTCGCAACCATATGCCGTCTGGGTTGAATACACTAAAAAATAAGGAGGAATATGGCTTATAAGAAACAATTAAGAGATAAAGATGGGAATACTATCTATCCTGATGTAGGTCTAGACCTAGATAGTGTAGTATATTCTGATGACCCTACCGAAGAGCTTGATAGTATTATAGACCCTAATAGCTATTCTACTGAGGAAAGATGGACAGGTGGGTATTGGGTAGATGGCAAACCCATATATAAAAAGACAATTTATGTATCCTCCTTCCCAAATGCTGCAGAGGCTACAATTAACCATAATATATCTAATTTAGGGCAAGTGATATTCCTACAGGGGTATATGGCGACTGGAAGTGGTGGAGCTTGGCCAATTCCTATGCCACCTAACCCACTAGCCTCTATAACTACTGGTATTATTGCTTTTGCTAGCAATACAAGTATAATTATACGAACTGGCTCTGATAGGAGACAATACTCTGGTCATATCACCCTTTGGTATACAAAATCTAGCTAAACTTGATACTTCTACTCTTCTGCGATATAATTAAAGTATAAACTTTAAGAAAGGAGTAGCTATGAAACTAAATAAAAAGACTACGAGACAGCTCTCTATTGCTGTGGGTCTTTTATCTTTTATGGCTTTTATTGTACAAGGGCTAGGAACTACTTGGGGCTTTGAAGAAGTTGCTAAACAAATCACCCAGACTGCTTTGCTGTTTTCTGGTGGTATTAACATTTACTTCTTAGGTATTACAAACCAGAAGAATATAGCTGATAAGGAGAATGAAAATGGCAAAGGTAAATAAGATAAAAAACTTCATTATGAATAGGATAGCTCTCTTTACCGTGCTGGGGGTGTCCTTAATTTGTATTATATTCTTGATAGCTGGAACTCCCTCTGAGAATGGGAGTGTAACTTTAGATGGTAAAGATGCCCAGATAGAAGAACATACCGAAAAGTTTATAGAGAATGCCAATGATGCTCTTTATCGTATAATGAATGAAGATGCTCCTACTGATGAGGAGACTATCAAAGCTAATGAGGAAGAGGCTACTGGGCAGGGAGCTTATACTACTATAGACCAAGTCTTAGCTCGCCGAAAACCCGATGGTGATAATGATGGTGGAAGAGGCTGGCAATGTTCTAAATATACTGCTTATTTAGCCACTGGCAAAAAAGATTACTCTTCTGCTCACCCTGATTATGGACCAGTGAATGGCAAAGATGTTGCGAGCTACTTGGTGAAGAAGTATGGCTGGAAATATACCGATAAACCTGTGCCAGGGGCGATTGGCTCTGGAGGCTTTAACACCCAATATGGGCATACTGCTATGTATCTCTATTCCACTGGTGCGAATACTGCTATGGTGAATGATGCTAACTTTGTGCCTCTAAGAGTAGCTACTCATAATATGAATATATCTGGCTGGGTCTGGGTAGTGCCAGGAGACTATAACCCTAACCCTCCTGCTCCGACCCCAACCCCTACTCCTGCTCCTACACCAACACCAACTCCTACTCCAGGTAATGAAGTAAATGTATATTATAGAGTTAAAACTCAAGCACATGGTTGGTTACCTG